TGGTTACTTACAGTATACTATGTTACGATGTCCACGTCAAGCTTGACAACATGCTCTAAAAGGTGTACACTAACTGTGTAGCAGGTTCAGAGACATATTAGGACCATTTATTTTTCTTCTTAAAGATAGATTCTAGAATTGCTCTAGATTCTTCCACAGTCCCTAGATCACCATCACCTTTAGGTGGTTTTTTAATATCATCGGGGGCGATCTTCTCTACAGACATCTCATAGAACATTGATACTTCCATGTCACACTCTACACAAGTGACTACTTTATCCATTGGTACTATAAATGATCTTTCCTTAGAGAATTTCATCCATGGGGATACTTTAGCACCCACGCGAGAGTCCATAGTAACCTCTTCAACTACTATAGGGTTTTCAAGAACAAGATAGCTTCCATTATCGTCGTTAACATATGTTATTCTAGACAGCACTTCTTCACCTGTTACCATTTTAAGTGCTCCTAGGAATTCTTCTTCAGGCATGTCTATTTCGTTTTAAGGTTGACATCAATAAATTCATAATCGAATGATTCTTCATTGTATATTTTGACACGCTCAATCAAATGATTGAGAGTATAGTTTCTACGACCTCCTTTTGAGATGTCGTCTGCTATATCATACAGTACAGCTTTTCTTTTATTGTCTCCTTTACGGAGTACTCGTCCGATTGACTGTAAATTCCTTATCCTCGACTTACTTGGCGACGCAAAGACAACGTTATGTAAGTTCCTAATATTAATACCAGTACTAAAAGTGCCATAAGATGCCACAATGATAGAGTTGCTAGTAGTTTCAGCGATGCGTCGTGCCTTTTCTCTGTCCTCGGTGTCTACTCCCCCATAGATCAGAAAAGTTTGTCTTGAATCTTCTACCTTATTATTTATGAGATCGAATAATGGCATGCCATGTTTCTCAACGTAGTTGAATAACACTAGAGTGTTGCCTTCTAGATCACATACAAGGTTACGAATGAACCTGTTGCGACCCTCGTGGGAGCATATGTACTCCATCTCATCCTGATATGAGTCAAACTCTTGCCATTTATGTTTAAGCATTAGGACTTTGATCTCAAACTCAGACAGGTGTCCCTCCTTGATGAGGTTTTCTGTCTTGGTAACCTTGTTAACAGCACCAAACACACCCTCTAAGACCAGTTTATTGGTCTGTAACCCGTCTAACGTACCAGTAAACCCTATTCTATACTTACAGTCATGTAACTTGTTCATGATACCAGTCAAAGACTTTGCTTTAAACTGGTGTGCTTCGTCACCTATGACTGCTCCAAAGGACTCAAAGTATTTTTTAGGTAACTTGTAGATAGATTGCCATGTAGTTATTATAACATCCTTATCAGAAAATGGGGTCGCCCCGCCATATACTTTGTGACAATGGTGTTTTGCTGACCAACCATAGTCTCGGAAGTCCTTGTACATCTGCTCTACAAGGGACGTAGTAGGCACTACAATGAGTGTCTTTAGATCTTTCTTACCAAAGTACCTACAGAGGGCATATATCATCAAACTTTTACCACTAGCAGTGGGTGACAGGAGTAATCTCCTCCTGTATCTCATTGCTTCATAGATTGCCTGATACTGATAGTCCCTTACTTTGTGAGGTAACTGTAATCCCTTAACGAATGACCCGACAGCAGCGGGTGTAACAAGGTCATCCACTTCTTCTGGAAGTCCATAGACATCGTTGTCGATGTATTTGTATGGGTATCCGTGCTCCTGTAGAAAAGTTGTAACGTAAGGTAGCAAGCCAGCATATATTTCACCTGTAGCTGGACTGAATAATTTGATTTTTCCATCCCAATACCTCTTTTTATAGGCAGACATAAATTTTGCTTGAGGCACCTCGAAGGTGAACTCGTCTGCCAATTCATATTGTACGTGGGGTGGGCAATCTAGTGTGAGATATACTTCGTTCTTCTTCTTGATAAGGACATCAGACATCGTAACCCTTCAGCATTTTGGCAAACTCAATCGCATTCTTAATCATAAACGATTGGTTGTTCACAGCCGTTAGTATACTCTTGAGAGTATCAATCATCTGGTTATAATACTTAAGCTTAAACACAGCCTTCTGGTATTTTTCATCCGAATCTATGTAGATAGAGATGTCTGTTTTTAGAAGTTTAGTAGGAAATGGCTTGGTAGACTTTCCAGTATAAAATTCCCAGAGTTCACGGTAAAGTGACTTTAGTTTTAGTTCATGCTCATCTCTGAGCATTGTTACTTGATTAAGTAATTGAAGATATTTAGCATGTTTCCTCGGTATAGCGAGGGAGTCATGGTCTAATTTTTCATCGTCAAGTTTAGAGTCCTCTTTCCACATGGACTCAATCATTTCAAGATTCATGCTTAATGATCTGTTATATTATATATTAGACTTTCGCTCCGTCGCTATCTATAAACTCTAGTAAGGTATATTTAAACGTGACATCAGCAGTCACGTAGTCTATGTCTGTAGCATCTGCTGATAATCTGACACCAGTCAATGACACAGGGAATATGTTCTCGAATACAACTGAGGTAATACTATTAAAGTTACTGTCTAACACTAACAGTCTAGCATCTGTGGTAATTTTTGCGTAGTCTGTCTGTCTACCTGGTTCGTATACACCACGTAGATAGTTGGCAAACTCTTCTTCATGCTTAGGGTTAGTCATACCCTTCAACCATTTGTATATCTCATAGTAGTTGTCCATGTTCTCGTTGATCATGAACGTTAGGTTGAGATCACCAAAGGTCATCTTGTCACCAGGTGTGTCGTATGCCTTGACTCTGGTTTCTATGGTTCTATTTCCTATACTTATTTCTGGTATATTTACTGTCTGACAAAAGAATTCTACTGTGGGTAGTCTTTCTATAAGAAATTTAAACCCAACGGGTGAGAGGAAGTTCTTGCTATCAGGTGAAAATAACTTACTGGATGATGTCATTCCCAATACTCATCTAATACATCTAATACATTATTTAGGATCATCTGTGCTGCTGCTCTCTCGTTGTCATTCCATTCGGGGTACCACTGATGACGGTGTAAACCATCTTTCATACGCATTACCTTTGCTAGCATGGCGACTTTATTCAATCTTCCGTTCATGAGGGTTCAACCTTTCCTATAATTTAGCATAAAAAAAGGGGCGAAATGCCCCTTGTAAAGTGATATGTGTATATCCTGATACAGGATTACATAAGGTTAGCAACTCTAACTCTTCTGTAGTAAGCGTTAGCACCAATGTTGCTGCTATGCTGTGGATCAGAGTTTGTAAGAGCTGTAAGTCCCTTAGCGAATGGGTTAAGAACCATTCCGTAACGAGTTTTAAACCCGATACGTGGCTGGAATGTATCCTGTCCAATCGCTCTGTACATTTGTAGCGGAACGTAAGGACAATAGAATAATCCTGCGTCGTATGCGTTAGTACCTTTGTATCCAACAACGTAGTATTGGTCAGCAGATACGTTTGCTGAGTAAGGGTCGATGTACACTTTGAATCTTCCGTTGATTGTACCAACGAATGTGTTTCCTGTGTCATCAATCTCGCCAAGTCCACCAACTGCTTGGTTGATACCTGAAGAGTAGTCTAGAACACCCGCCATAGCAAGAGCAGAAGCAACATCACTAGAAGTGATGATTACGTTACCCTTTCCTCTACGAGTCTCTAGTGCGATTGCGTTAGCATCTCTTTCGATCTGGAATAGTAGACCTTTGAATTTCTCAACAGACCATCTTCCATTTGAGTCAACGTCTAAGTCAAATACACCTGCATTTGCTGTGTTAACCTGAGCACCAGGCTTAGCACCTCTGTATACAGTACGTACAACTTCTCTGTTGATTTCAGCAAGGATCTCAGTAGAAAGAATGTTTGCTAGTTCAGACTCGGCATCTAATCCGTGGATAGCTTTCAAGTCTTGAGCAAGTTCAACTGAGTAGTCTGCTCTTAATGCTCTACCTTTAGCTTCAACAGCAATTCTGTCGATGCTGAACGCCATTTCCATGAACGCGGTAGAAGTTCCTTCTCCAAGAGATTCCATCTCAGATGAAGTAAACTTACTAGAAGCAAGGTCATAGTTACCTTCAGTTGTACCACCACCAGTAGCATCGTTGATAAGACCTGGGTTCTTTTCAGATGTTGCTGTTGGAGGTGTACCACCTTGAGTACCAGAGAACTGTGCGTCTGGCTCATCGAAGAATGCCTCG